TAATTACGCTTGATCCAGTTATCAACGAATGTCACTTCGAAGATTGATTGTCCGTAGCCCTGGCTAGCTGTGGAGTTTGTTGTAGCAACTGCTGTTGCCTTGTTCAGACGGCTCATCACCGGATAGGTGAACTGAATGTCTGGAAGCTCCTTAACTTTGGAGTTCGATGTCTTGAAGCCACCATCTGCTGAAACAATGTCACCCATTGTTGCCATAGCCAGCGGGAAGGACTTCGTAGAGTCTCCAAGTAGCCAAGTTAACTTCTGAGTTAGTTCAGCGGGTTCTCCGTGACGCTGTGCGTAGAAGTTCAATTCATCTAACATGGCCTTGCCATCGAAGATGTCTTGTTGCACCTGAAACTTAAACTTATTGCCGCGATTACCTGCCATAATGTATTATTCTAAATTGGTTTGTTACACGTTAAAATCCTTCATTGAGAATCCACCTGCACCGGTAGCTGAATCAGCACCTGAGCCTTTTGGTTTCTTCTTGTCGCCTTCGAGTTTCAGCTTCAGCTTGCTTGTTGCAGCAGTCTGCGCTTTCACTTGGATTAGCTTGGAGAGGTCTCCACCCTTGAACCGGAAGTACTCACTTTGGAGGATCTTCGTTAAGTTCTTTGGATCGATATCTATCCTGAAGGCGTATCCATCAGCTGTTCTTTCGATTGAGTCCATCAAGTGTGACTTGAATTCCTCAGCTTCTTTCCGGCCGGTCAGTTTGAAGGAGTCAATGACACCCTTGTCAACTATCTCGGCGATGGATTGAACGAACGCCTGATCTTTTCTATTCTGAGCAGCCTTTGCTTGCTTCTGCGTTTCAAGTCTGGTACTTTGCTCAGCAGCTTGGGATTCCCCTAACTCTTTCGCTACCGCTTGCGCCGACTTGATTAGGCCATCTTCTGATTCTTCATCAGTTTGGACCAATCGAGCAAGTTTGCTATCGCTCTTCACCCCGCGAGACTGGTAGTACTCTTTAAGTACTTGTCTTGCCAGATCTTCGTCTCCGTCCTTCAGCTCAAGCTTCGTGTAGTCACGTTGCGTAGCCTTTTGGAACAGATCCTCGATGCTTCCACCTGCGAAGGTATATTCAAATGCCTTGAACAGCTGGGGGTGGCTTGCTTTCACCTCTTCAAGAAAGTTATCCAAAACCTTCTCGCCAAGGGCCTTCTCGCGAAGGGCAATACCTTGTGGTGTTAATGGGTCAGTTTGACCGTAGTCAACTGCAACCTCTACACCGGTTATCTTTTCTACTTCAGAGAAGAATGTGATGGGGTTAACTGAATCACTATCATCAGTGTCGTCCTTTTCATCCTCTTCTTCCTCCTCATCCGGATCAGCAATCTCTTCTTCCTCCTCCTCTTCTTCCTCTTCGTCAATTACGGGAGCGGCTTTCTTCTTCTTTGCTGTCTTCTTGGTTGGCTTGGGTTGTTCCTCCTCCTCTTCCTCGATGATGGTAGTTTTCTTCTTTTTCTTTTTCTTGGGAGCTTCCTCTTCATCAGATTCGTCTTCCTGCTCATCTACGATCTCCTCATCTTGATCTAGCTCGTCGTCAAGGATTTGATCCTCATCGCTCAGCAGATTTTCACTGTTAAAGTCGTCCAGTGAGACTGGTCCTGTTTTCTTAGCCATAGTTGTTTAGTTAGTTGTTCAAAATTAGGTTTAAAGGGACACACAGCCAAAAGCTCTGTATCCCCAAAGACTATTACGCTTCTTCGTCTTTTTTCTTGTTGTGGAAATATTTAAGCAGTCGATTGCCGTAGAAGGAGACCAGAAGTGAGATGCCGGCTATCACTGCCGCATCAATGAAGCTCCTGACTTCAACCCAATGGAATAGTACTGCGACCAAATTAGCCCCAAGGCCAAAGAGGCCAGTCTTTACATCTGATGTATCTTGCATATTTAAGGAATTACTTTTCACCGGCTACTTTGTTTTTCATTGCAACTCTAGCCTGGAGTTTACCAAGCTGCTCCTTGACCTGAATTTCTTTAGCCTTCAAAGATAACTCTCTATCCTTCTGCGCAGCCTTAACAGCCTCCACTCTTTGTTTATTAAGCTCTGACTGTTTCTTCAACGCTAGTTCCTCGCGCTTGATCTGGTGATCTTGCTGAGCCTTCTGCGCTTCAAGCGGTGAATCGAACTCAATGCTTTCCGGATTCTGGTCAACACCGGTCTGTTTAAGCATCTCAAGATCTTCCTCACGGTCATATTTCACATGGATCAGGCGCTCCTCTACCACACCCTTAGCCTGTTCGAAGGCTTGTTGGATAAGTAGCTGTCTTTCAACGGCTTCCTGCTCAGAAACCTGCTGTTGCTGCTGGGCAGCCATACTCTTCTGTTCCGCTTCTTCGAGGATTCCTCTGAGTTTGGACAGAGATCTGGCCTGTAATACGCCGACCATTGCTGACGGTGGCAGGCCGTTCTGTAGCATAGCTTGTACGTTCTGGCGGGCAATCTCCAGGTTCTGGATGTCGCGAGCTGACCTTGACACATAAACCCCATACTCAGATTCCAGGTGCAAGCCTGGATCAAGGGAAAGTATATGGCTCCTCATGTCATCGCCATGGTAAAGTCGTTGTTTACCATCAAGCCATGCAAGCTTGGACACATCCAGCATTCCTTGGAGCTCTTTTTCTACAAACTCCTCATATCTTGAGAATACCTTCTCAGAGATAACAGAAGATTGATATATCGCATTCTGTACGCTTGTGGCGGTATCAGAAGCTTGTGTTTGACCCTTACGTTGTCTTGTGATACCGACAAGTTCGTCCCATTCCTGCTTGATGAACTCCATTACCGCAATCAGATTCTGAATATGGTCATATAGTCCAAGATCAAGTACTTGATATTGGTTGAAGTTCTTGTCTACCCCAGGCTGGCTTCGATCAATAAGACCCCAGCCGGTTGCATCCCCCCAGTATATGAATTTCTCTTCATCCCAGCCGAACTTCTTCGGGATAACGTTTTTATCGATCAGGACGATCTTACCTTTGCTTTTGGCAATGGTCTTCTCCAGGTTAAAGTGGAGAATACGGTGTAGGATCTCATAGGGTATACCTAGTTCTACAATGGATAGATTCTGCGAATGCAGGTCTGAATAGCGTCTACCGTTGTAGGGTAGCTTACAGCTAGACAGGTTATTCATGGTAGATCTTTGATTAGGGAGTGGTCTAATACCGAAATACTTATCATTCAGTAGCTTATAACCCTCCCAAACCTCATTTACCCAGTACCAGGTTACCGATTCGCCCAGTTCTTTGTTCGGTTTATAGTTCTCCGGCACCTCAATTTCCTCTATTTCACCAGTCTGGTCGTTAGGATAGCTGAGTATACCAACTTTTGTTAGGTATTTCCACACTACATGGTAGCAACTGACCTTATTTCTTCGTAAATCTTCATCAGATCTGAGTGTTTGCCAGTAAGTAGCACCCACTGTACGGAAAGAAAGCACCCCATTAGAGTCTTCTATCTCGTCGATATCCTCTTCATCAAGCTCTTCATATAGCATATCATAGAGTTCGGCCGGGGTTAGGTACATTCTGCGTACAACCCACTGACCATCTTCGATATAATCCTTGTCTGGAGACTTATCGTAATCGAGATCAAGAGGGGAAACACGCTCATAAACGATATTCTTTGATCTTATACCCTTATAGGAGTAGCATTCACCAGCAATAAGCCAGTCATTGAACAGTTTCTTGAACATTTCCTCTAATCTGCACTCATCCATGATGATATTCAGTGCAGCTTCACCCATTACGGCGCGCTGGTCCTTATAGTTGGAGCCAAACTTGGCCCTAATCTTCTCTGGAAGCTCAACTTGCTGTGGATCTTGCCCTGCCTGGCCCCCCTGTTCGGCAATCATGTTGACGAACTGTTGTTGTAGGGCTCCCAGGATCTGTTGGTACTCTGCCTCCTGCATTAGATTTACAGCATCGGCATTGTGCACCTTGATAGCGAAGGAGAAGGGTCTCTTCTCGTATTCACCCTCAAGGAGGTCAATGTTAGGACGGATTATCGAGTACGACCTAAGCCTCGCAGGCCAATTGGTGTACTCTGCTTGTGCGGAATTAAGCGGATTGGTAACATAATTGAAAAAGGATTCTGGTAATCTGTTGTTGTAAGCTTCGTATAGCAGTCTCACATCGCGATAAGCACCACTTGGTGCCAAATCCTCGATGAAACTGGATGCGGAGATGTAATTGTCCATCACCGACTTTGTGTGTTCGAAGTCATTAGCTACTTTTTTCTTGTCACTAACCCTCAATCTGGGTGTGCGAGAGCCGGTTGCTTCGTCTGTATGTCTTGCCATTATATTATAAGTTCACGTGGATCATTTGTTCGTCTCATTGAGTGCTGCATTTCCTGGAAGGTGAGCATGTGTCGACGATTATCCTTACCATCTGAGAACAGTGGCCGGTTAAAGATGTGGTCTCTATTCTCTCTGGTCAATTCTTCAACCTCCCTGATTTCCAGCTCTTGCTTAACAGCCATTAGGACCAGGAGACAAGACACCCGGTCAAAGTTACCTTCTATATGGAACTTTATCAATTCGTCAAGGAAGGCTATATCATAGAGCTTTTCAAGATTAAGAACATATTGAGTTTGCTCTCCATCAATCCTGAGGGCTCTCTCTTTAAGTAGCCAGTCTGCGGCAAGCAGGATGTAGTTGAGCTTGACATCTTCCTCCATCCGGATGAAGTATTGCTTGTGGGTTACCTTGCTTTCTCTGTCTTTTGAGAACACACTTGGACGTTCACCGCAATACTGTAGGAATCCGTGCTCACGCGCATAGTCAAGTAATCCCTGACCACCCCCCTTGATCTCGGTGAAGACAACAGCATTGTAGAACCTGGCAGCCAGGAACACCATTCTGTAGAAGTCTTTTACCCTTCTTGGTCTACCGCTGTACCAACCAACGAACATATCATCCTCTGTTGGGAAACTGGTGTTCTTTCTCTTGTAGACCATGAATGACCCTAAAGAGTTCCAATCAGTAGCCTGATCGGTATCCACTGCAAAACAGTCAGCAACGATTACGTACAGGTTCTCCGGGACCTTTCCAGATTCATTGACCAGTGGTCGTTCGAACATGGTAAAGGCACCTTCAACTCCATCTTCTTCGTTGTGGGGATATTGCAGGATTGGCTTGGCGTGTGTTTGTAGTATGAATTCTGGTTTCCCTTCCTGTAAGTCAATGGTTCCGTGTTTCAGCATACCTTGTATGTCAGAGCTATTCTGGACTTTGCGGTACTGAGATTGGAGCATGGCTACAGGGAATGAGTTACCTTGAAGGCGCATTAAGGCTTCTGCCGGTGTGTAGGGATACTCGGCTACGTACTTGTCATAAAGGTGGGGAGACTTCTTAAGCTTGATGTCCCGCTGTTCCTCGTGGAACAACGTAGCCTTCTTAAAGTCGGTATTGCCCCACTTGTCCATGAATCTATCCATTACCGCCCACACAGGGAAGAAGAATCCATGATCCTTAGGGAGGGGGATTTCCTCCCAGCAATTGTCGAATGGAAGGCACTTGTAGGGTTTAGGGTTATTGAAGATAGTTTCCAGACCCATGATACCAGGGCCTTGTTCACCACCGGTTCCCCAGGCAACCATCTGCGCGAAGGTAACACCCCCCTGTTCAACGAGAGCCCAGCATGTCATCCAGCTAGCTTCAAGTTTAGGGAATGATCCACCTTCTTCAATGAATATGTTTCCCCGGGCACCACGAACCTTGTTAGGGTTATCAATGATACGAGCAACTATCTCTCCTCCAGTCTTCTTTTCAGTACCGCTGACCGGATCAATGAATGACGCACGGAAGTTAAGAGCCTTGTCTGTATCCTGGCGAAGATGTTTGAATGCACGCTCAGTCTCCCCATTCAGGAAGTTAACGCGTTCCCACACCTTATTGATAATACCATCCTTCATCAAGAAGCCTTCATTAGCTGCAAAGTAGAACACTGGATCTTCCGTTTGGAAGGTGTAGTACCATGCACCTAGTGTAGCCATAAGTTCTGACCAGCCGGTACCACGAGGTTTAAGAACACAGAGGTTCTTACCCCATTTACGGGCAAGGTTATAGTCTTCAAGGAAGAAGTAGTGAATTGGCCAGAAGCGAGGGAATGAGGTAATACGCTGAGAAGCACTCTTATTGGGGTCCTTCAGGATTTTGAACTGTGAAAAGTTCAAATGGAAGTAGAGAGCACCAGGGATATGAAGTCCTGTTACAGGGTTGGTATAGCCATGAACGCAGCGTTCGCGTTGTTCGGCCCAGTAAAGGTT